GGACAATCCCAATTTGGTAGGAAATCAAAAACCTCCCCTGGCAAGCACAGCCAGAGAAAATGTACAAAGGTGCGTGAACGTAATTCACATGGTATACCAGATGTTTGGGCTCAAGGAGAAGGAGCCGAGCAAGGACACCGTGAACCATTGGTGTCAACTTACCCAGGCCGCTGAAGGTCAGTGGCTTAAAGTGGCTAAGTACAAATTAGCCGCCTTTTACGCCGCATGGCACAATCAGCCTCTCCCCAAGGCGCCTTTCGAAATTCCGGACAAGCCGAAGTTCCTACTTGGCGGTCAGGCACGTAACTTCACGAAGTGGATAGTCCGACAACCTAATAAAGAATCCTTCCTCCAATCAGTCAAGCAAGCCAAGAAAGGCATGCCACGACCAGATCAGAAGACTGTACAGGAAGCGGAAATCAAACACATCGAAAAACTTACGGGCCCCCCAAAACCACAGGAATTTGCAACACTAGTCGACTCCTGGGCCGATGTCACCGAAATCGAGGAACGCAGGATCCCTCTAGAGACTGAGCTTAACATTGAAACCGCTAAGCATCAGCTCCGAAGAACCGTACGCGAACTCTTTTCCGACCTGACACTCGAACCTGAAGACTTCCTAGGGACATTTTTCCCGTCGACATCGGCGAACTATATCAACAATCGAGGCCTTGGCGGAGCAGCAGGGTACTTGCTCAACCATGAGACACTTCTGAATGGACTAAGAACGCCAGGTGGCTGGCTCCACGTTCACACACAGGAAGCAAAAGGTGAAGAAACAAGAACTGAATCGAAACACAGCGAGGAAACTATCGTTAATGACACCGAACTTCAAAGGAACTTCGAGACACTCATGAAACGGATGTTTGATGAGGCCATAGAAGAACCCCCTCTCGTCGAACCCGTAGGTCTGGCTGAGGCACTAAAAGTCAGAGTCATCACAAAAGGTCCCCCACTGAGACAAACGATCCTCACCCCGATCTGGAGAATCCTGCACAGACATTTGCGGAAGCACCCTGCATTCGAACTCATCGGAAAACCAGTCTCCGAAGAGTATGTACTTAATCGAATGGGGCGACTACTACCTGAAGGCGAAAGCTACCTTTCAGGAGATTTTGAAGCAGCTACGGACAATTTCCATTCATGGGTCAGCAACACAATCGCAGATGAAATCAGCGAAATGTTGAGACTCACTCCGGAACATGCCGAACTCTTCCGCGACAGTCTTACAGGTCACATCTACATGACCGAGGAGGGTCCAAAGTATCAGACAACTGGGCAACTGATGGGATCTATTACCAGTTTTGTGGTCCTCTGCGTCGGCAATGCCAGCACCGCACGTTGGTCACTCGAAATCGCCAAGAAGAAGTCTTACCTCCTTCGAGACGCTCCCATAATGATAAACGGAGACGATGTCGGAATGCGCGGCCCAGAGAAACTCTACAAAATCTGGCAACGGATTACTCGATTCCATGGACTGATTGAGTCGCTAGGCAAAACATACTTCACGCCGGAATTCGTTGACATTAATTCAACATCCTTCCGCCGAGAGACG